CCTGCTTTGGGAGCAGGGGGTCGTGGGTTCGAATCCCGCTACCCCGACAATAATTAAACCGCTGATAATTAGATATTCACTAATTGTCAGCGGTTATTTTTTTTGGTTCTTTATTTAAATATTAAAACGCTAAATTTATGCCGTATTGTGCCGAAACTTCTTAAATAGAACTGGTATAAAAACCCACCACCACCAAAGATAATATCTCAGATGGTGGTTTGGAGCGGGAGGCGTTTCATCTCGGGGATTAAAGGCCACCGCAATGCAAAAGTACAAACATTGAATGGAATAAAAAAATATCCACATACAATAAATGCAAATCCTTTTTAGTTTTCGCTAAATCGTTTATGCAATGCGACACGCAGACTCATAAGAGCCAACGTGCCGCAGTTCTACTTTTAGCCTATTTACTTCTTAAGATAGAACTGGTATAAAACGCCACCATCCAACATAAAAAATGCTGGATGGTGGTAGGAACGGGGGACGTGTCCCCTTTCGGGGATTAAACGCTCCCCCCCGCAATGCAAAAGTACAAATATTGATTGGAATAAGAAAATATCCACATACAATAAATGCAAATCCTTTTTAGTTTTCGCTAAATCGTTTATGCAAAGCGACACGCAGACTCATAAGAACCAACGTGTTGCCCCCCTTAGCCAATTACATTGTTGATAACTTAGCGTTTTAATATTTAAATAAAGAGTCAAAAAATAACCGCTGACAATTAGTGGATATCTAATTATCAGCGGTTTAATTATTGTCGGGGTAGCGGGATTCGAACCCACGACCCCCTGCTCCCAAAGCATTAGTCTTACTCTTGTAAGTATCTGATATTTAGTCGTTTATCTCATTAGATGAAATCACATGCACGGATTTTGCACGGTTAAACGTTATTTGACATTGATTGTACGTATCTGTACACCTTGTCACAAGGCGCATCTTCATCGTCAAAGAAGAAGGAATGCGCTGCTAAGATAATCATTTCATCTGACATAATCTTGTTAAAGTCTGCATAAGCGTAATTAAAAGCAACATATTTATCCCAGTCCGTAACACAAGATTTGAATTTTAGTTTTTCTGTTGCTTTTAGGACTTCATTTACTGACCAGTGTGCGCCTTTGTGCTCCGCTCCGCTTTTATCTGTGTAGAAAATTCTTTTAATTGCTTCGGCTGCGCTTTCTTCATTGAAATGAGAATCTGATTTTTTTGAGATAGTTATATAAAATTTCATGGCGTTTTGCTTTTAAACTCAGAGAAAAAGTCTTTTAGCTGCTGGCCGATATTTCTGACTTCCTGTTCAATCGTATTAATTCTTTCATCCTGCTTTCTCTTTTCGGCCAGTGCAGGATTCCATTCTTCAAGCAACGAATTTATCTTATCAAGGTCTTCATGATTCTTCGCCTCCTGCGCGATAGCATCCTCTTTCTGTGACTTCATTGCTTCAACTTCACGTATAATTCCATCGCGTTCAGTAGAAAGGACAATATTTCCAGCGTAAGTCGTTGTGGCGTTTTCGCTGATAGTGTACGTTTTTGTTTGCCCGTTTGCATCTATAGTAATATCAACCACTAACGGTGCATTGGCCTTGTTGACAACCTGCATATCATATCGCGGAACAGAGACGCTCACCACCTTACCTTGATAGGCTGTGATAGATTCCCGATTAAGGAAATAAACAGGATAGCCGCTTTTTATATCTTTGAATAACATGGCGATTTAAATTTACAATGGTAGGGAAATTATCTTCCCTACCATCTTTGTTTTAAGTTGTCGGCGTTGTTGTCGTTTTCAGAGCTGCGATAAGTGCTGCATTCTGCTTCTGTTGTGAAAGTTCAAGGCGTGCATCATTGTAGCGCTGCTGCAAATCTGAGTTCCAGTGGCAGTTAAGTGTGTCGATTATACGCTGCGTGTTGTCCTGCCCTGCGCGAATAATCTCGCATTTGTCCTGCGCATTTTGAAAACCAAGAGCACTAAAGCCGCGTTCTACTGACGAGTTAACGAAATTCAAACTTCTATTCAAGGATTCCGTCTGGCCTTGGATAGCCAATTGGTTTTCATAACCCATTTTCATAATTCCCTGCTGTGTGTTGCAGCAACAATTCTGAATTGCACTTATAATGTTGGCATCACCTCGCTCAGCCGCATTGATAACACGTTCAGCGCTGAAACCTACTTGCCCGGCAACATTGTCTACTGCTGAACGTATGGCGCAAACGGCCTGCTGCAATTGGTTGAAGTCGCAATTAAGATTCGCGCCAAGCGTTGTCAGAGCATCGTTGTTGCCCTTTATAGCTGACATCAGCAAATCTGCATTGTGGTTGTCGGCCATCTGTGAGCGTAATGAGGCAATCTGACCTTGGATTTCAGCATCCTGCACGGCATTCCCTCTGTTTCCAAATCCGAAACCGTTACCGCCAAATAAGGCTAAAAAGATGAGATACATCCACGGCGAGTTGTTCCAAGAGTTCGCGCCGCCGTTCATCATCGCCGCCATTGCCATAGGGTCTGTTTGTTTGTTGGCCATCGCTGCATAGGCCAGAGCATCGTTTCCCTTGTCGCAACAAATCACTTTTTCAATTCCTTCCATAATAAATTTGTTTTTTTAGTTATGAAACAGGACTTTCCTGCTTTCTAAGACAAATTTCGGCTGTTGCGATTTGTTTCGGTTTTGTGGAAATTGTAATCTGTTTGTTATGTGAAAAGCTAACAGCATGAAGCAAAAAAAGGCTCGCCACAATAGCTGTGACGAGCCTTTTTCGATTATAATTCGGTTATAATCACGAAGTATTAAGACGGATTTAATTTGCTGGTAATTTGCCGAAACGCGCCATATTGTTTTGATTGGCTTCAGAATCAGCACCTTACGAATGGATTTAATTTGCTGAAATTATAACCTAAGATGTTCTTCAAGATATTCACCGACCTTCATGTTTTCTTCTTCGGCCTTCTCCTTTAGTTTGGCAAGAAATGCAGGCGTTACGTTTGCCCACATTGTGACTTTGTTTGTTCTTGGGCGACCGCTATTCTCGCGGCGGCCGCCCCAGCCTGATTGCTTATTTGTCATTGTTCTTTAGTGAATTGTAAATGTCCGATGAAATGTCTTCTGGTATTGCTATTAAATATTCATCGCCAATCTTCGTTCTTATTTTTATTCGACCTTCTCCTTTGTTGTTAAAGAGCATTTCATGGATTGAAGTGTTACACTTACCGTAGATGCAGCTCGGGCCATTAGTGTTGTTATAATTGTAGTTCATTTCGATACCATCTACATGTAGAACTATATCATGAACCTTGACGTTTGACGCTGTTTCAACATCATATACAGTCACATCTAACTGAACGGATTTCTTATCCATGTTACGGAATATATAACGAGTTGTTATGCCTTTGATTATTTCTTTCATGATGATTTTATTTTTCAATTATATACTTTTTGGCGGCCTCTAACACGCAAATAGATGTCGCAATCGTCTGTCTTTGAGCAAGTGGCCTGTCCTTCATTAAGGACATATTGGCTCTTATAATCACATCAATGCAATCAACGCAATCTTCTCGGCTGAGCTTTGTGACATCAACATTTTTTTGAATGATAGTTGAATAATACTCCATTCCTTTTTTGAGCAGGCTTCTAATCGCTGTTTCACTTGGATTCTCACCCATTGCGCGAACTATCTTCATTCTGCAAGAGATTCCATTTTTGCTTAACCCTATTCTGTAATCACTTCCTGTTTCTTCTATTTCGCCATCAATGTAATCAATCTTTGCGATAAATCCGCTATCCTTGTCGGTGCAACATATATAGTCACATTCTCCTTTCTTGTGTTTTCTTGATGAATCAATGATAAATAATGGTATTTCTCTTTTCATTTTGATTGATTAATCACAATAAAAATATTTGGTTTCGTAGACAGGATCTTTAAATTCAACAACATCGCCATCTTCATCAAGGATAGCGCAGCTGTCTCCTTCGTAAACTTCGTAATGGAAATTATTACTATGGCCTTCGTAACAATTATCGCCATCGCAAACCTCATCGCATCCTTCTGTTTCCTCTGCGCAATACTCTTTGGCTTCCTTTAATGTGTCGAACTCGGCAACCTTGTTCACTTCCACATTATTGTTGTAATAAACGCTATATTTCATAATTAATAGACTTAACCGTGATGTCGAGGGCTATATAATTTGATTTATAAATATTTATTTCCTAACTTAACTAAGAGGTCACACATCTGCTCGTTTCCTTTGTATTCGCAAATGAAAGACTTGTTATAGTCATTACGGCCATATTCTCTTGATGCCCAATACAATTGCCCTTCAATCAAAATTGGTGTCTTCGTATAAGAATCCTTATTGCCTTTCATATAATACCGCAATTGATTAACAATCATGTGAATCTTATTCGCCTCGTAGTATTCAGATTCTCTTGACAATTCGGTTGACGACAACGGTTGGAATTTATGTTCCGAGCGATACGCAATATCATAGGCTGTGTCCTTAATTTTTTTTGAAGGAGCAAAGCTTCTGATTAATTCGCATACAGATTTTTTGCTTACTTCACCATTCAAATGGAAGCAAAGGCGGAAAATCTCCGTTGGTTCTCCACGTCTGATGATTGCGATAATTGACTTCTTGCTATATTTTTTATTCGTCTTCATAATTAGTGACTTACCGTGTTGTCGAGGGCTGTGGTGTTATTGCTATTTCTTTCTTTTCTATATTGCAAAGATAGTAATTTATCTTGAAAACACCAAATAAAAACCAAGATTTTTTCTTATAAAAAAGCGCGCATTTAACATTTATATATAATTAATTTACAACAAAAAAGGCGCACCCGAAGGCACGCCATTTCTTATCCGATAATATCTTTCAGACTTTGTTTCAATACTCTGCACATAAGTGTTTTCATGCGGTAGATGCGTGAATTTTTCAAAGCGTTCACGCGTTGCTGGCTCATACCGCTTAATTCAGCGATAGTGCCTTCGCTCATTCCTTTTTCGATTAGGTAATCAACGAAAACCACACGTGCATTCACACTTCGTTCACTTCTACTTGTCGTGAACTCTTCATAAGACAAACCGCTTGCTTCCATTGTCGCGCTAACGGCTTTATCAAAAAGATTTTTAAGTTGTTTCATTGTTGAGGATTTTAAAAGTGAATAATCGAATTATCCTCACTTTTTGCTCCTCTTCGAATAAACAAAATAATACCATGCGCCAATTATCATCAGCAATACCGCTGCAAGCTGAAACAAGCAGTCTTTGAATCGCTGCAAAATCGGCGGTTTCTCCTTCACCGTCTTGTTCTCCTTCTCCTTTCTCGTCTCTTCCTTGTCCGTTACACTCGTCTGCCGCTCCTCCTGCTTTGCGTTGATGTAGTGCTTTGCGTCTCGGTTGGAAATGATTTTCTTTTCGCGTTCCGTATCAGTGCGGAGAACTTTGCCATCTGCATCAACCGTAACCATTTTTAGTTCGTAAACAAAGACGGTGTCGGAGAGATACACGGTGTCGGCAATCGTAAGAATCTGCCGTTGTATCAGGGTGTCACGTCTCTCTATCCTCACCGAATCCGTGAACTCTTTCTCAACGCTCGTTGTTTTTCGCGAACACGAAATAAGAGAGAGAAGAACAATAAAGAATAACAATGCCTTTTTCATATCATCGCAATCAAAATGCCTGCAACATCACAGAAGAAATCCTTCCACTCTGATGTTCCCTGCCCTGTGAATCTGTCGAGCAATTCTTTGGAAACGGCAACCAACAGCATGACGGCTACCATAACCCATACTGGCAAGAAGATAAGTGCCATCTTGGAGATAATGGTCATTACGATAATATGTGTAAGGCCATCAATGCCAAGCGAGGCAGCGAAGCCTGCCACCTTGCTGCATAGCTTGTAAAACCACTTAATCATTTGTTTAAAATAAGATTGTCGTACATAATTGAATTAATTCTACGCTCCCAGCCTCTGAGATTTTCTTGCTGGCTTCTGTCATTCTTGACAATACTTTTGACGAATAATAAGCGCATCTGCTTGATACGTCCAAACAACGGCAAGCCGCTTGTGCTGTTGACGGCAGCTAACGTCTTGTTGCCGATGATGCCGTCAACCTTCACGCCTACGAGCTTCTGTAATTGTCGCGCCGCCGTGCCCACGCCGCTTGCCCATGCCCAATCAACCATGATGTTAGCGACATTTTGGTCTGTCACATTATCCAATTTGAGCGCATCCCAGTACATAGTTTTGAAAATCTCCTCCCATTCGCTGGTAGTCATCGCTTTCAAGGTTTCAATCGTTGCAGGCTTGCCCTTCTTGGCGCAATACCCTCGCCACGTATTTATCGTCACGCCTTTGTTTGTCGCGCCTCCTCTGTCGTTCTTTCGGTTGCAATAACCGCCCTCCCATGATAAAATGAAGGGAATTATCTGTTTGTAATTTGCCATCTTACTTCTCCTCCTTCGTCGCCTCCTCAAACGCCTCGCCTGCATCCTTATCCTTCTTCTTTAGCATAGCGACAATAAAGCGTTTGAAAGAGAAATTAAACTTCACATTATGTATAGCGCACACGTGTCCCTTAATACTATCCAGTTCAAATACGGCAGCAAAGACAGAGCCTAACGCGCCGCCCTCCTCGTATGTGCCTATACCCATAGGTTCAAGGAATGACTTGCCAAGCAGCGCACCCGTCATAATGTAAATCATGTACTCGATGAATTTGCAAACGGTTCTTCTCCCTGCTCTGCTGTATCTGAACGATTCCTTTTTCACCTTCACACTTTCAGTTAGACCCAAGTAAAAGTCTGCAATTATCATGAAGATAATAAACAACACCATCCACCGCAGACCGTAAAAAGTCTCTTCTATCTCTGTTGGAATGGTGTAATACGCTCCGATGCCTGCCAAGGCAACCAACGGATTTAAGATAAATGACGATTCCATATTCAGCCCTCCTAAAGAAAATCAACCATTCTGTAATAGGCATCGCTGAACTCTGCCTTTCGTCTGAACTTCGCCCACATAAAAGGAATCGGAAGCAGCGTCTTCCAATTGTCCTTTGCCAAGACATCATAGGCGGCAGTATAGTACGGCATATCAGAACTTGACCATAATACGCGCCAATCGGGTTTCTTAACGCTCAGTTGCACGCATTGAATGTTGCTGAATCCTTTGAGGCATTCGGCAAGTTTTCTGAAATTGTCGTACACCTCCGTGCCTTCTTCGCATTCTCCCTCATAGGTAAGCAGATACATCGTCTTGACTGGCGAGGATGCTGCAATGCCGTTAAGTTCTGCCATGAGTTTTAGTAGGGATTTCTTAGCTTTCCACAAGCCATGTGCGGCAACGAATCTTCCTCTGCCCTTGTCCCATTTCACGCGGAGGTCAAACAGGCGGCAGCCGCATCTATGTTGTTGCACCAAGGTTTTTGACTGGCATCTTGAAAACGCGGAGACAAGGAACGACAAAAGACCGTCACCTTTCTCTCCAGTAAAGCTGTTATGTGTTGCAATTTTAATCATGTCTTTCAATTTTAATGGTTCAATGTTCCTGCCTCTTCCAGTTTATCAACGAGTGTTTTGCAGATAATGCGTAGATGGTTGATGGCGAACTTCGCCTCATCAAGAGTGGTGACGCTTGGCACGGCCTTTAAGAACTCGTATTCACTTTGCAGGTTCAGATTGGCTTTCTTTACGCCGCCAAGGGTATCAGTTTTGGCAGGAAGAAGTTCAAGTAGGCCAACGCTTTCATCGTCGATGTAGTCGCCTTTATCACTATTATCACAATGAGTAGTAAAACCCTTCCCGATTTTTACAAGACCTGCTGCTTCTTGGGATGCTGTAGTATTAATTCTGCCAGTAACGAGTGGAAGGAGAGATGCACTGCTGTAAACTTTCTCCAATTCTTCGTAAGTAGCCACATCGAACGCAATGCCCCCTGTCTCTTCATAAAGCACTGATTTAAAAGCAAAAGCGCCCATGAAAAAATATACGATGGGAGTTAGGTTCTCATAGCCAGAACCACCTCCGCCTGTAAAGTGTTTCATTTCTATTGAATCATAATCAAATACAAATACAATATCATTTGCCAAACTATCAAATCCTGCATTGAAAGTCTTTTCGTCTACGCCTATAATTCTTTCTGATGCAATTCTTTTGCTCGGCCTACCTACATCATAAGCATTTGAAAACCAATAAAAAGGCTTTCCGTTTATCAAGGAGGCGACTATCATCAGTGACTTATAGATAGTTTCATCTGTCGCGGCTTCTGGATAATCCAGATATTGAAGTTCTTCTCCATTTATTTGCGACAGCACTGCATCATATTTAGCGTACTCATACGATGTGTACAACTTCACTACCTTCAAATCCTTCTTCTTCGGGCTGCAAAATTTCTCCCCATTCATCACGATGTCTCCCTCTGTCGTGAAATGAATAATCGCTGGATTCGTAGCCTTCAACGCATCCGCTGTCGAAGTGTTCACGTCAAACCTAAATATGCGACCTTCAAGTTTCTTCCAATCTTCTGTTGCCATAACCTTATAAAATAACAACATTCTCTGACAATGTGAAATGACAACATCTGCACATTGCCAAAGAATGTTCATTAAACCACACTTAGTTAATAATTAGTTTGTTTACTTGTTTTTATTCTCCCCTCCGACAAGATTAATATTCGTAATCTCGATAACGTTCAGAAGGCGCATCGTAAATTCATTCCATTCCTTTTCAAATGGTGCAACCATCTCGGGCGTGACGTGAATCTTATTCAGCGTACCAATGATGTTGACGATAAATCCTTTGACGTTGACGGCCTCAAACATACCTTGGTCGTGCGTCATGAAGAACTCGTACAAGTCAATCCAGCAAAGGCCCTTGAACACCACATCCTTAATGATGTTGGTTGTATGCGTCAGAGAATCTTTACGCATTCGGTAGGTGTAACCGATAGTGTCGGCATACGCTACCTTGTTGGCAAAGAACATCATCGGAATAATTGTCGGCGTGTCCTCGATGTAGCGCCTATCGCTGTAAGGCACTTTGTTGCAGATTTCCTTGCGGATAATCTTGTTATTCATGAAGACAATGCGCTCGCCCCAAAACTTGGCAACCTTGTCGCGGCCTTCCGTAACACAATTGCCGTAAGAGGTGGCATCCCATGAGCCATCTTCTTTGAGTATCTTCACGCCGCCGCTGACAATATCCGCGCCTGTGGCATCGGCTCTCGCAAGCAGTCTCTTGACGAAATCAAGGTCAATGTAATCATCGCCATCAAGCGTCATTACATATTCTGCATTTGCATAGTCAATGCCGCGTCTGCGCGACAGACCAGCGCCAACATTTTCGCTATTCTCCAAGAGCGTGATTCCTTTGATTCTTCTGAGGATGTCAAGCGTACCGTCTGTTGACTTGTCTTCAACGACAATAACCTCACACTTCTCTGTCTGATTCAAGGCGCTTGCAACGCTCTGTTCGATATCTCTTTCAACATTGTATGCCGTTATGACAATGGCACATCTGTACATCTTTTTCATATTTCTTGTTTGAGAGGATTAGGCAGGATGCACTATTGTACACCCTGTCTAAATGTTAGTTTGGCTATGCGAGTTTCAAGAGGTCTTCCAGCGCGGTAACACGGTTTCCCAAAGCAGTAATATCATCGGCAGTGGCGGCGATTTTCATTTGATAAACTCCACCTATTTCTCTTCCATAGACTAAACTGGCATCTTCGTTAACCGCAATTCCTACACCTTGGGCAATTTGAACACCAGTACCAATTGCGATTTTAGTACCGAAAGCTTGATGAACTCCTTGTAAATTAGTACCAATCGAATTAGTGCCGAGTATTACGCCATCATAAGATTCTAAACCACCACTAATGGTTACTTCAGATATATAAGTATTATTACCGATGCTGACATATTCTCCAACTACAAAACCATCTGCGATTTTAACTCTATCACCGATGTTTAAACTTTTACCGATGACAGAAGTTCCGTATGAGTGATATCCACCTTCTTCTGAAATCTGAATTTTATCAGTTTCCAACCTTTCAATCTTCACGCCCTGAATCCTTCCATCCACCGCGTCAAGTTTCACCTTATCAGCAGCAGACATAACACCAGCCGTGGTAGAGGTGGCAGGAAGAATACCAAGGTCACTTTCCGTAGTCGCCTCTCGTCCGTTGACAAAGGTAATGGTCTTCTTGAATGATACGCCATTATCCTGCGGAACATCTTCCTCCTGTGTGAATTTCACATTAGCAACAGCGGTGTCTTCAATTTCGCTCTTCTTGGCGTATGGTGTCAAATCCTGAACACCTTGCAGTGCGTCCCAATTTTTGGTAGTTGCTGGGTCGATGGCAGCACTGAAAGCAGTAACACATACCACGTTCACGCCAGCAGGGTAAGCCTTGCCGTCAATGGTCACGGCATCGGTGATATTCCAAACATCGCCAGCCTTTGCAGAAGTGAGGGCCTTCAACTGAGCGGCAGTGCATGAACCCTTAGTTGTGTACACGCTTCCAAGTGCAGAAACCTTCTGGTCTGCATAACTCTTGGCAGAAGCGAGAGCACTGTTTGCCTTCGTGGTCGCGTCTGTAGCGGCAGCACTGACGGCCTCTGTCTTCTTGGTGTCTGCATAACTCTTCGCTGAGGTCAGCGTGGCAGTGTCCTTGCTGTCAATTTCGCTCTTTGAGTAAGTTTTGCCGCTTGCAGATGCGATTGATGCCTTCAACTCTTTGTTGATTTCGCTCTGCAATTTATCCTCTTCAAGGTCAACGACTTGTGAGGCTTCAACTGCAACGCCGTCACTCGTATCTGATTTAATACGAGATGTGTATTTGATATAATCGGATGCAACTCCGTATTTTTTTGCCATTTCTCTTTAGATTAATAAAGTTCAACATTATGGACGCTCACGCCCATCTTTGATGCCATTCGATACACTTTGTAAGTGATACCAGAACCTGTTGAGTCAGCCTGCTTTACAAAGTTGACTGGCAGCGGCCCTTCGCGACCAGCGAGGTTGTTTGCCAAGTTCGGCGAAACAGTAACATCAGACGGAATCAGAACATAACCGTAAGGCTTTTCTGCCGTGAAGGAGAATTTATACGTACCGTTTGAATTGCTCTGCAATTTCGTGCCGTTGACCTGAGCAAGGAACTTTGCCATCTCAGACGCATCGCTGACAGGTGCTGTCTCGTACGAGCTGACGCCAAACAAGATTTGATTGTAGGCATAAACCGTCTTTGATGCAGTTCTTGCAACGCCCTTAACGGTAGCATGTACGTCAAAGAGGGTGGTCGAACTTGCATTCACCGTGCCAGAATAAACGCCAGTAGACTTCTTCGTAACGGTGACTGAAGCACCACCTGCGGTCATCGTCGGCAGTGCATCAGCGTCAACATTCGCACCTGCAAATGTACAGGTGACGGTCAACGTGAATGCCGTTGATGTACCCTTAACGAAAGTTGCGGAAGGTGAAACGCTAAACGAAATCTTCGCCTTAGCGTCATTCTCCTCCTTAACCTTTCGGTTCACATACTCTGCCTGCGTGTCCGAGATTCCACGGATAACGGCAGAGGCTTCATACACAAGCGCGTTTTCGCTCTTGACCACGTCAACGCGGCCTTCTGTGCCTTCTGTGTCAGCCTTTGAAGCCGCCACAGAGGCTTTTTCTCTGAATTTGATAAATTTTGCCATGTTTTTTATTTTGTTTTTAACTCATGAGTTTTCTTATTCATCGGCCAAATCTTTCCATCTTGCGCCAGCCATTTCCTTACCTTCTGCATTAAGGTGAGCCTGTTTTACAAATTCTACATGAATATTAGGAAAGCCGCTCTTACCCATTGTTCCTGCCATAGTTACATTGAGCTTCATATTCGCCCACTCGAAAACCTTTGCTGGGAAGTCGGAAAATTTCTTTGTCTGAACACGGACGGCCTTATTTCCAAGTTTAAAACCAACGGTCTCTGTGATATAGTCGCCTACCTTTGTATAGCCAAGCAATTCTTTGGCAATCTTCTCGCCAAAATCATAGACATCCAAGGTGAAGCCTTTTTGTCCCTTATCACTTTCAAGCGTTGCATAATATTCGTCCATGTCCTCAACTTCAATGTTATTGGTTGAAGCTGCGCTATCGTTGAAAGAAAAACTATCCTTCACAATTGCACTAAACTCAAAAGCTGTTTCCCATTTTGAATCAATTGGAAAAGAGCCATCTTTCTCTACATCAAGCAATTTAACGCTTACGATTCCATAAGGTGAAGTTTTTGCCATAATTATTTTCTTTTTTAAAATTGAACTTTAATTCTTAAATTGATAAAATGTGTTTCATCGTTATCTTTCATCGCGTTGCTGTCTGAACTGATAGAATAAGCAATACCATCAACCATCAATGGTTGGTCTTCGGTTTCAGTCATCTCGTTTGTGTAAGGGATAAGATTGCAGATATTTTCATACATCCATGAAAGCCTTTCCTTATTAAGACTTCCAGACGAATTGTCTTGCGCGTGAATATTAAGATTTATCAAATTACTATCTGCCCATTTCCCGTAATTGACAGACAGACTATTGACAGCAATATAATCACCTCGATAGTTTTCATCCTTCTCGTATGCGAACACCTTAAAATCACTTTGCTGCTTCAAATATCTGCAAAGCGATGTAACTACGTCTATTGAGTTCTTATATTTTTCCATCCTTAATATCTTGTGCAAGTTTACTTAATTGCTCTGTCAACCATCCCTGTACATGAGAGACAACCTTGTGGCCTTTGGCTTCAACATATCTTGCATAATACATTCCTGCGCTCACTTTGATTTCCCAAAGTGCTGATTGGTCGGCATCCAGCGAATTAGCTGCAATTTCTGCATTCGCCTCGCCTTCTGCACTTCCCAAACCATCAAAGCCACATCTTTTCACCTCACTACCACCGTAATAGATTGTAGCACAAATGCTACCGCGTAAATTCCGCGTGTGGTCATCGTAACCACCACTCATGCGGTCTGGATACGCATCACGTGCCATATTGCACGCCTCTTCTGCTATGATGGTCAACTCTCGAAGTATTGCGTTGCCTCTATTTGCTGAATTATTCTGTTTCTTCGCTCCAGCCTTTTTTAAAACATTCTCAAAACCTTCTATTGCTATATCCATAATTTCAGCCAATGCCCTTTTGTCGTTACTCCAAGAATCTGTCTTTTGGCATCCAATGTTGAATCATTCTTGACGACCCGAACATAATCGCCAACCTTCGGAATCCTGCCGAAACATCTCACGTCATTAAGGAGAATATCGTATGATGTGTTATATTTATAACCATCATTGAGCGTTAATTGATTGGCCTTAGAATTTGGCGCAACCGTGCATCCTACGCATTTCGACCAGCATATCTCTTCAATAATATTCAAGTCTTCATCCTCCTGCTTGACTACCGTCTGCAAGGATATTGTTGCATTCTTTATCATATATGTATGCAATAGATATTGTTGTCGTTCTCTTTCAAGACCAAGTCTGGCGAAATTCCAGCACTTTCAGCGATAGATTTAATTCTCTCCTTCAGCAGCTTGGTATCATAGCTTTGCGAAAAGCCTCCAGCACTCTCAGAAGATAATGAAAGCATTTTCGACAAACACAACATTGAGGCTAAAGCAACGGTTTTCCTCGCCTCGCTGTTATATTCGTCTGTCGGTGCGTATGAAGTAAAACGAAATCCAGCGTCTATCAATCCCTTTTCCATAGATGCCATAGATTGCTCGTATGGCTCTATTTCCGTTGCAATAGCCTCAATTATATTCATTGTTATGCTGTTTTGTCTGTTTCCATAATAAAGAAATCATCAAGACCATAGAATACAGGCGTTGCCCACATCTCATAGTCGATGAATCGTCCTTTTTCGTTTCGCCAAAAGCCTACAAGTGCATCGTCATACTGACTATAAGTCTTGTTAGGCAGTGGGTCAATCATTTCAAGAGGATCTGAAACTTTCAACACGGCAACATTCTGAACACATTGGAACACAACACGGTCATCAACGGTCATGTTAATTGTACTTCCATCCTGCAATTTCACAAAACGGTCAGGCTCGATTGTAATTGTCGGCAACAAAAGGCTTTCAAGATACAAGTTCGCTTCGTTGAACGTGATTTTTGCAGGACTGATGTCAACCTTGCCAAGCTTCAGTTTAAACGTGTCTGCAAACTCCTTACTCTTGCACATCTTACGGAAAGTGCGTGTACTCATACGCATCTTTACAACCGTCTTACCCTTGGCAGACAATTCGTCCACAATTCTTTGAATATCAGAAATCGGCGTTGAAGCCTCCTCACCCCATTGGGCGGTAGGATGATATTTCTTCACGCCCAAATCAATCTTGTAAGTAACGTTGGACTTCTTGTTGTTCTTGGCATCTACGGTCTGCGTACCGCTGAACAAACCTTCATAGTAAAGCAAGTCGATTCGCTTCTGAGGCGCGATAACTGCTTTTTCAAATGGGTCAAACAAGTACTTCACGAGTTTTGCGTAATCGTTTGAAGCATACATCGCAGGAGTGTCATTTCCGTATTTGTTGCGCAAACGGCCTTCCATGTAGTAATACTGGTCTAATCGGTCATTATCCATCTGCCATTCGTCACCCATGTGCGAAATTGAACCAACAAGCTCATTTGCACTTGGCATGGTATGCGTTGGCTTTTCGCCGTTTTTGTCAATTACACTACCGACCATCGCTGCACTATACTCCGCAATCGCGGCGCGATACGTGCGTGAAGCCTCGTAGTCAATTGTGGTAATCTCATCCTTCCAAAGTGGTTTGTATGTGGAGTTTTTCATCTGCTCCTGCACAAACACATCAAATCTCTTAGGCTTTTCCAGCTCTTTAATCAGACTATCCATCTCTATTGTTTAATTAAGGTTTAATCAAATACTTATGCGTAACGGTCAAAGCCTCCTTAATCGCCTCGTTAATAGGATAAGGCAAGGAATCTTCGTCAATCTCATACGCTTGCAATGTAGGGGTGCAGCTCTGCTGGCCGTCCAGTTCAACGGTGGCATAATTCAAGCCGATAACCTTGCTTGCGTTGCCATCGTCAACTACGGCGTTAGCTTCCACTTCATTTTCAAGTGCTGAAATCGTCAGCTTGGTAAAATCACTTGACGAATCATCAACCTTGGAAATTGTTGAACCTGCAATCTTGTCACCAGTCATAAACAATGAACCTTTGTTTACTTTAAGCGTTGTAGCGGCTTGTACTGCTTTCTCGTACACCTTTGCCGTTTTGCACGCACTAACCATACCGTTAGTAAGCAACACCAATGGCGTTCCCTTTGGTAGCCATTTCAACGTTGACGGCAAATTGGTTTCATCAATCGTGAAACCAGCAACACGCCGCACGCAGCTCTTTTCATCCCAAGCACCTTCTTTGATGTCTGTCGGAAATTTCTTCTTGTAGTACATAACTTTCTTATTTTTCTTTAGTTTCAAGTGCCTTTTGCGCTCCCTGCATGAGTTTTACAAATCCTTCATCGGAATCAGCATCACCGCCAGAAGTTGGAGGCTCAGCAATTCCAAGCGATTCAAGGATTGCCTTACGTTCGTCTGCATAATCCTGCGCAATCTGTGAGGCAACATTATCGAGGTCTTCTTCTTTTTCCAGCTTGTAACGCGAAATGAATTTTTCAGGAATCCCTTTCAATTTCTCGTTGCTTGAAAGAACTTGCGATAAACGTTCAGATTCACGTTGCTGTTGGATTGGTTTGATGGCCTCTGCGATACCTTCGGAAATAAGTTTTGCAATCGCCTCTTTGGTCAAAGAATTTTCTTCAACTGGTTTTGTTTTGCCTTCTTCTATTGTATTGGGCTTCACGTAACCTTTGTACTTTTCTTCAATGGCACTTGCATACCTGTTACCGACCTTTTGAAGCATGTTAACGTATGATTCAGCACCGTTTGCTACGTTGCTAATTTCCTCATCCGTTGAATCTTCTTTAAGGCTGCTTGACAAAACGTCAGCAAGCTCTTCAAGTTCGTTTGATTTAAAACCCTTGCTCGCGTACAAGGTTTTCAAAACTTGGATTAACTTTTTCTTCATGTCTCATTTGTTTAATTACATCCACAAAATTAATTGAATTATTCAACACAACAAAATGAAATGAATAAAAATATCTACTCACATATACACCCTTTTAAAATTCAGTTCAAAAACACGAATCCCTTCCCCCTGGATGTTCGGCGAGAAATTTGAAAAATTTCGAGCATCGGCTATATATATTGGGGTGATTTTGTGGACTTTCTCTCTTATTTAAATTATATGGTATATTAAGATAAGTAATATGAACCTGTGAATATTACTTAGATTAATATATTATATAATTTAAATATAGAGAGAAAGGCCACAAAATCCAAGAAATTTTCGAGATTTTTTCGCGGTTTCTAAATGGCTGAAAATCAGAGATTTAAGGTGGAGAAATATGCATTGCAAGTGCATTTGCAATGCACTTGCAATGCATTTGCATAAAACACTCATTGATTATCAGCGAGTTACGCCAGTAAAATTTTTGAGTAGTCAAAAAATCTATGTATTTATGTGTATTTCGCGCTGCCGTAAAAAGGAGCAGGTGAAAAATAATTGCACTTTCATCTAAAATATTAGCGGAAACATTTGGTATATATAAAAATTATATCTATCTCTGCAATATAAAAGAAAGGGAATTAACAACTAACCACCTAAAAATGAGAATTATGAAGTCAGTTTACGCAAGAGATATTAAAGCAATCACGAAGATGTTCAATCTTTCAGAAGATGAGAATTGGTTCTTGAAGAATTTATCAGATTCTATCAATAGCGAGAAATCAGAAATCTGCATGGATATTCAAGAAGTGTTGCTGTACGGTACAAATATTGACGACAAGAGAAACGCTGTTAAGGCTTTGTTGGTGTATTTTGGCGCAAAAGCACAGAAAGAGAACGACTTGCGAATGGCATTTGACCAAACCACTTGGAAATTGGCAGATATGCTCAAATGTGGCTCATATCAAGTGAAGCAATGGTTTAAGTCTATTGCAACGAATAAAGACCGATTCGGCAAATTCGTTGAATGCTCTGAAACATTTGGTTTGAATTATTTGGAAATCGCATAAAGGTAACGCCCCGTCTAACCAACGGGGCAAACAAAACAATATAGAATTATGGAAGCAACAATAAATCAAATACAGGAAATAGTGTCAGTTCTGACATCAGACGAGCAGCAGCTACTCAAAGATACCATCAATTACGGAGCATGGGGCGATGACGAATGGCAGTTCCTTGATGATAACGAGAAAGTGGAAACTGTTACAATGTATGGCTACTGCACCAATGACGCTAAGAGAGCTGGGCATTTCAGCGGAAGAAAGGTATCTTCTATGTTTCGTTCTATATATAAGAAGTTGTGCCCAGTAAATCAAAATCAGATAGGCAGATACATTTCACATTGTAATGATTGGTGGGGTGATGGTAGCGGCGATATGCTCTTCATCAGAAAAGGCTACTATAATGCCTTTGAGGAATGGGCATGGAAAAAGTAAATAGACTAACAATGAGGCTTTTGCTCAAAATAAACAATCAATGGAATACACAATAGAAGAAATACAAACAATGCTGAACATTGTTTCGGCTGTACTTCACAATAGGCGTTATCAGCAAGGTAGCACATTACGCATATCAACGGTTTATAATATTGACGATTTCGACATATCGACAATGGAAAAATGGATTGCGTATTGGAAGCAAACAATAGATTCAACAAAACCGACTAAAATTAAATAATAATATGAAGAATAGTCTTTCCAACTTTACGACAAAATGCTTGATTTTTAAAAGATTCTTCTATTTCAAGATGGGTGTGACTACGCACGAAGTTGAAGACACTGAACAAGATATGTTTTCGGGAACTGTGTATATTAACCGACATGAATTTATCTGTGTTGAGAAGGAGAAAGACAAATATATGGTGTATATCAATAATCCAGACGGACACGATGGCGAGCAATGGGTTTTCGGATATTACGAGGATTTTGAATTGGCTATACAGGCAATGGATGTCATCATAGATAGAGGAGAATATCCTCAACCATTAGAAGTCTGGTGATGGTAATAAAACAAAGAGGAACAATGAATGATAAAGAAATAAAAGTGCTGCGTCACATTGTAGCTGAATTGCTTAATAACGTGCAATATACGGCAGAAGAAAAGGTTATTGTCGAAACAGAAGACGGAGGATATAGCATTTGCGGAACGCTACGAACTGCAAAATCCAAAATCTATAGCCTTAGTATGTCAGAGTTGAATGTTATGCGAAAATTCGTTGAGCAATGAAAGTAAGACTATTGAAGATATTAAGAAAGCAAGCCTCAAACTTTCTTGAAATACACGACTATGGGGCGAAGTATTCCAATATGGCAGGCAAATGTAGATATGTACTCGTCAGAAAAGATAATGAAGAGTTCATGGCCAACGGCAACAATATTGGATATCTTCTTAATGAGGCAGATGAGATAAAGCGCAATTACATCCTTTCGGAGGTAATGGACTACAGGAAGAAACTGGGAAAAACAAGGAAGGAATACAAAATCATAAAATTGGAGTAAAATAAATCGCAATTATGTTTGTGGTTAGATATAAAAGTAGTATCTTTGCGGTGCTAAAATCCTCTTATTGTAACTCGGCTTGAAATCAGAAATAGATTTTAATGCTCTATAATGCTAAGGCATTCCGTATATATGCGGTATTGTACCCCCGTGTTAAAGCTGTAATGGCTTAACGATTCCGAGTTACTCATACTGGATTTTAGCAGCGGGAAAGGCAATACCGCTATTTTTATTGCCTATAATGCTAAATATAAAGTATTATGAGTACAAAATCTAATTTTTGTCTGATTGACAGCGAGGTTATTTGTAATCAACAAGTCAATGTTTATGGCACAAGGGAAAATCCTTTGTTTTTGGCTAAAGATGTTGCAAATTGGCTTGGTCATTCAAATCCATCAAGAATGCTATCCAAAATTGATGAGGATGAGAAAAAGATTATTAATGCCAAGTTTAGTTTGCAAAACTCGGAACTAACTAATAGTTATATCCACTCAGAATCAGATAGTTGCAAAGCCAATAACTACCTTTTCCTTACCGAATTTGGCGTTTACGAAGTCTTGATGCAATCACGCCTGCCAAAAGCTAAGGAGTTCAAGAAAGGAGTGAAGGAAATCCTCAAACGAATAAGGCTCACAGGGAAATATGAAGCAGACACACATTCAGATGATGACCACTCCAAAGAATTAATAGAAGCCCTAAAAGAGAATAACGCTCTGCTGCGCCAAGCATTACAGACAAGCACTAATACAAGGCAGCATGAGGCAAATAACCAATACTGCGATGATGCACCGAAAAACGGCCCTTTCTTCAATATTACAACGATAGCAAAGAAATTGAAGACAACGGCTCAGTACTTGAACAATATGTTGTCAAATAACGGATATATCGTCAATATTGATGGCTCTTGGTATCCTACAGAAAAACTTACAAACCTTCCAATGGTGGTGTATTGCAAAAGGACGTATCACGTTTTTGGCGAAGATATAAAGGCGTATGTCGCGTGGAATCATCTTGGTTTCAACCTAATCAATCAGCTCTTCCACATGGAAAATAGCGACAAGTCTTTGTTTGACGAAGAATCACGCCCCTTCTAAAATCCAAAATAAAACAAATCCATCTTATTAATTAAACCACATAAAATTTCACAACAATGGCTGAATTTAACAACAAGAAAGCAAACGAGATTATGAACGGAGTTATCGATTTCAACACAAACGATTTCGCCCAGTGCCTTAACCAAATGGCTCTCGTAAGAGAAAACGTTTATCAGATTCTCAGTAAGACTTACCCCGAAGAGGAAGTTGAACACATGATGGATAATTTCAATTTTGATTACCACTTCGGCAAGTTGATTGAATCGCTTGGCTCGCTTCTATGGGAGCAAGTTAAACACAAGACGTTAGTCGGCTAAGCAAAGAAAATGCGGCACGCTGGCGGATTGGCTGGCGTGTCGCATTTATCTTAAAATAATCAACAGGAAATAGTGTAGACTATAGCATAATTTCCTACATTTGCGATATGTTCATTAAGGACAACAATTAAATATGTATGTTATGGAAACGATTCTTGACCACAATATGACGAAGGAGGAACGATACGAACTTATAGGAACGCGTTCTGATGAAAGATTTCTCTATTGTTTAGATGAAGATTCTTCAAATCATTTTTTGGCGAAGCTTTATCTTTTGAGAAATGATAAAAAGAAAATGATGGAGTATGTAAACAAATTGCCTGTTAACATGAAATATGAGTTTATGAAATTGATTTCACCGTTAGATTAGGTTGAAGTTTGTTTTAAAATAGTAAGGTTTAGTACCTATGTTGTCTATCATATCTTTATACTCTTTTGGGGTTAATTTATTCCTAAATATCCGCTCAAATGAAACATCTAAGAAATCATCATAGAAAGTATCTTCTAACATCTTGCCTATCTTCTTAGTTGCAACGCCTTGGCCAATGCCAAAATGTTTGAGCAAAGTTTGGAAATTGACGGAATTGCTGTAATAGCCAATTCCGTTTTTTCTTATCTCCTTATGATGCGTAGCCCTTCCTCCAAATTTTGCAACAAACTGAGGGTAGGTCTGTCGTGCATAAAATTCATTTAATGTCTCCATCAACGGAACAGCACTACTAACCCTACCATTTTCCCAAGCCTTTGAATGACAATGCAAAAATTCATGCCAAACGGTCTCCATTGCGGTTTCCTGCATTAAAGTCATTTCTTTGTTATTCGCAATAGAGTGAAATGCTCCCTTCAATTCCTTCATCATAGTAAAACCGTCTATTTCCTTATTTGAGAAATGTAGCTTAAATCCATTGCGCAATCTCTCAGTTCCAGCAATTTCATCACAGCTAAAGACAATGTCCCTTATCGGTTTTGGAAAGAAAGTACTATTATTGTCGATGAACGAATACAAGACTTTTTAACTTGCTCGTTTGTCATTATTCCTTTTGGCAGCACGCTGGCATCAATCTTAACGAGATTGCGTGAAAGGCTATAATCTATTTGTTGAGCATAATTGTCACCAAGCCGCACGCCTGAAAACCTTTCAACTTGCGCCCTGTTTTCACGAACAAAATAAGGCAGCTTATTACGTTTGGCTGCATCAAAAAGTTTTTCTTTGTTAGACTTACACCAATCCTTGAATGCTTTCGGATAATCTTTCACGCGGTTTGGTGAAATATACCTGTTGTATTCAGCATCCGACATCGCGCGTAGTTTTTTCCACTCTTCACTATTCCTATCCATCAATATAGAGGACATAGAACAACGGCAGCGCGGATGCCATCCAGTGAAAACAAAATCAGAAGGGTAATCGCCTTGAAGCTCGTCACATATATCTGTCAGCGGATGGTTCTTCGATAAACGAATACGAATGCCAAGAACAAATGGCTCTTCGCTCCAACGCTTACAATTCGCATAATTGTAAGCCATATTTATTTCTGTCATCGCAAGGCGCAAACCATTTTGACGTGCAGAGCGATATACGCCGCGGCCCACCTTTTCCAAATCTTCCTTGATAAACCTCACCTTTCCATCTTGACCTATTACCCTCCTGCGCCATTCAACGACATCTTTCTTCGTGCCATCACTCATCAACTTTTTAAGATGATAACGGCGATACATCATATCTGGATTATTCAATTTCTCACGCACAGCACGGCCTAACTGCTCAGCAGAATTGCCGTTCTTTAGAGCATCCTCGATAGACTGCGACATCGCCAACTCAAACTCTGCCTTAGTTTGCTGAGTGTAATTCCAAACGCTTGTGGATAGGTCAAGCCCACCCATATTATGTAACCGCTGCTCACGGAAGGCTTCGGCTGTTGTTTTACGCCAAGATTTTACATCGTCTTCATCAAAACGCGTCATTCCACTAAATGCCATCTGTGAAGTATTCGATGATAACAAAATAGCCTGCGTGATTCCAGCTTGAATTGTGGAGGTCATTTGAGCGAAATACTCATTTAGCAACCTGTCAATTTTTTCTTTTGCTGCTCTTGGGCAATGCTTCGCAATAGAGAATAATTCGTCTGAGGAAACGTTTTTGGGCGCTTCCCCTGTAGCGGCGATTAGTTCACGAACCAGCGTTTCATATTGCTTTCTTAGTTTATCGTCTGCCTTCAATAATAACTTGGTAATATTCTCCTCCTGGCTCATTACTCTTTGCTATCTTGCTCCTTATTTTCATCAACGATTAATCCAGACAGCATTTCTTTTACTTGCTCGCCCGTCCAAGGTAAATCGTAATATTGTGAATCGTTCCCTGCCATAGCTTTTATAAGTATTGGTTTTTTGTCGTTTGTTCTAATAATTTTCTTTTCTGACGTTCTGAGATACAGATAACCCTTAGGCGGTCTTTGTGGCTTTTCTGTAGGAATCTTGCAAATTGGTCTGATTGAAACGCAATTTAAGCCGTCCAGCCTCACAACCTCAACCAAAGGTGGGTCTGTCGCGCGTCTTACCTTAACATTTATACAAGCCATAATTTATTTGCATATAACTACATCTGTCGTTAATGTAACAATCTCTTTTCGGAATCCGTCATCGCAGTCATCATCTGGAATCTCCGCGGTGATACGGCATTGCAACGGGCCAACGCCAAGTTCATAGCTGTTGAATGAGGCGACATAATTGCCTGAATCAATGCGTATCATTTCTTTCTTCTTAATGGTCAAGGAACGATTGGAATACACGAAAAAATCAACCTTGAAATCATAGTCATCCATAGAATACCCTCCGCAGGCATCAATATGAATGTTCATTTTTAAATCTGTGCCTAAAGATGGCTGCAACAAATCTTTCATATCACTTTGAAATTATGCCTGCTGCGTCTAACTTGTCAACAAGCGTTTTGAGAATTAAACGTAATCTATTAAGATAATTATCAACGTCTCTTAGCTCACTTGATTCTGGCGTTGTTTTAAGCGTTTCATAGTCAGAACCAAGATTAAGAACTGCCTTTTGCGGCATCTGCATAAAAGTCCATGAAGACCAAACGCCATTTTCATTCCTTGACCTGTATGCCTCAGAATAAATTGTTGATGAATTGGCAAACCCTGCTGCCGTTGATGCTTTGATTATGCCTCCTCGGATAACCTGTAAGACAACGCCTTTCGCCATCCACATAGGGTAGTTTGTTCCTGTTATCAATCGTCCGTTGACGGTCAATTTGAAATGCCCTAAGTATTTCGTGTTGGTGTAATCAAGAGCATTTAAACCAGCAACGGCCTCGCTCTCGCTATTGTAATCTGCAATCTTGATAAATGGGTCATAGTAGGCATCAGAATCAGCGCCAATGCCTCTAATTTGCTCGTGCAGGAGTTTTTGAGCCTCCGTGAGTGCTGATTGCGTTGCTTTGTTTGGGATGTCCGCCAAGAGCTTGTTTATGTCTTCTGCGGTATAGTTTATTTTAGCTTCTGCCATTTTTATTCTCCTTTCTTAGTTTATGTTCTATGTCTGCCAAACGTGAATAAATTCCACTTACTCCGCACATTACCTGCGGCGTGTCGTATGGAATATCACTTTTTAGCTCAAAACCTATAATTCTGCTCTCTCTTGCACTTTTTGCAACCTCGGTAAAATCCAACGAGACAAGCATCTTTCCTCCTTTGTCTGTTAATGTATTTCCATCTGCATCAATCAGCGTGCAATTTGTCATTTCAGAGCCTGTAATGGATGGGTCTTTTATACTTACCCTTTTCCCTTTCTTCATTAAGTTGGCCATATTCTCAAAAGCGAAATTTGAAGCAAGATTTATGGTGTAAGTCCTGTCGTCAATCCTTGCTTTTTTTAGGTATTCCTCGGCTTTGGCTTTTAGCTTCTTTTCTGCGGCCTCGACAACGCCTGTTGCTGCCATAGCTCTTAGGTCAATTCCATACAACAAGACTGAATCTCCTACCTTTGGGCATAGCGTTTCGTTCGGGAAATCACTGCCGTATGTCGTATTTCTTACAATTTCAAACCATTGGCTCTTGCTGTCATTCATAGAATAACCATCGGGGTTGAATCTTACTTCAAAATCCATTCCTGCCAGCTTGCTGGTGCTGCTTGTGTCTTCGTTGTCCGTCAAAAACGAAATAGTCAGAGTTGAGCCATCTTTAGCCAAATAATCATCACAGAAGTAAAAAACACGCCCTTGCTTATCGCTGAGTTGTACGCGGTATTGCTTCCAGTGCTTTTCTGTTTTCTCTCCGTCTGAATGTTCTTCAATATCATATCTATCTCTCGTCTCGATGGCTGAGATATGAAGTTCTTCGTTAGGAAATATATCATCAAAAATTTTTATTTCTTCAATGTGCTGTAACTCATTGAGGCCGCTCACTTCAACGCAATTCAGTCCATTTGGCAACATTAAACGTTTGTCAGTGATATTGTTGAGCATTTCCATGCCCTCCGCTGTTGTCGGCGTGTCTTCCTTATATTCATTCAAAAACCACGCAATAGGCAGTTTGTATTCAAGCAAGCCTATCATCACAAATTCTCTGTTAAGCAAATTTGCCTTGACCTCTGATTCAGTAGAGCCGTACCTTGCTGTTCCGTCTGCTTTTGTCTTTGGACGTATGACAAACCAGCCTTCTGACATTTTGAAGATTTGCTTGTCTTCAACAGCGCTCCCACCTATTGAAGGATTAATGTAAACATCATTTGTTGTTGTGTTGCCAGGCACATTAATTGTCACCCTTGGATGCTGCTTGCTCGTCCAGTCTGAAACAGGTGCTTTGTAGGAGGTTTTGACCAACCCTTGTGATAAGATATAATACTCATGATTGCTGATGCCTCCATACACTTCAAAACGTAATTCTGCAACACGTGAACCTTGCAGTTGATAATCTGTCGTTTCGTTAAACGTCAGAACTCCGTTATCTGGAACACTGCCTTGCTTGATGATGTAGGTTATCTCGTCTTTTGAGCCGCTTGTCGTTATTCCTGTAACAACATACAATTTGTAATGGAGGACATTGCTGCCTATTGATTGTTGTTGCCCTGTTTGAGTGTTCTTCGCCTTTATTGTTACCTGCCATGAGCTAACATCAATTTTCTTGTATGCTTCAAGATTTCTTGTTTCAAGGAGTTTAGAGAATCTTTTGGGTGATGATTCGGTTGATGTATTATCTACTTTGCTCGAAATCTCAAACGAGTAACTATCAGCGCCAGCGTCTATAAGGGCAGATGAAAAATAGCTCTCGGATAATTTATGTGAAGCATCTTTTATAGCGATGTATGGATTTCCGCTATTATTATCGTCATAAATAGCGACATCCGTAATCTTAAAATCCAACTTCTTTCTGTAGTTTTCTGGTATGTTCTTCGTTGAGCCAAACGGGAAAACTCTTGTAATATAGCTGCCTTTGCTTTGGTCAACGCTCCAGCTTACAACATTGTCATCTAATGAAGCGTCAATAAAAGATTCTTCATCTTTCTCACAATACCCAAGATGGATAATATTTCCTTCCATCCACCACTCACATTGCCATTCCTCAGCAATTTTGTCAAGGGCTTGCAAAATGTTAGTGTTTGAATATTGAATGAGCTTAACGGATTTCTCTACTGCTCCGCTTCTCGGGAAAAGGCTGCTGCCATCATAATGTATGATGTATTCATACTCTTTTCCGTTGCCATTACAGATATTCAAGCCAAGGTGCTTCAATGTCGCCAGCACCAAATCTAAATGATGGTCAATTGTATCAGTCAAGGAAAACTCGCCCTCAGCGTGTGAAGCAATAAACCGCAGTACTTTGTTCCCCCACAATTTATACTCGGCTTCAAATTTCAATTCGTATTCCCATGCTCCGTTATTACTTGAATATGAAGGAAAGACAGGAGAGGTGATGTAGTACCTTTGTGGCTCACCCCATTGCCCTTGCTCGTCTGTGAAATAATCGCCTATCTGAAATGGTATCGCGTTGGGTAACTTAATTCTGAGTGTAATATAATCGTCTCCTTGTAACTGCCAGCGCCTTACTCCTCCTTCATATATAGGCAAATTGGGGTAAACGACTTCTTCGCCGCTTACCCCTTTCCTGTATATCGTCACGTTTTCCAACATCTTATTCATTTTCTTGGTTGCTTGGATTTGGCTCTTTAAACTTATACCCAGCTATAATAAAATTATTACTTGGATAAAACTCCAGCGATGTTTGCTCTACGAACAGAAGACGGAAAGTTTTGCCAAGTTCATCAATTGCAAATTTAAACAAATCTCTTGATATTAATGTATTAAATTGCCTATAATTAGATACAGTCTCTTTATAAGATAAGCCCCTAAATATAAATGATAAATTGACTTCTCTGTCTTCCACGCGCCTTCTGCTTCCAAACGTCAAGACGGTTACATCAACGCCATCTTTCAGTCTTGATTTATTTTCTATCACGGCCTTTGTTTTTGGCAATGACATCAACTCCTTATATCCGCCTTTCACCAACTTTGCGCCATAAGTCTTAAAAATATCTTCTCCATTAATCTTTGCTGCCATCTTTAAAGCCTCCTTGTATTTCTTTCGATTTGGTTTAGTCGTTCGTTCATTTGGTATAACTCGTTCGTGTTTTTGGCTATCGTTGCCAAATGACTTGCTGAGGTTCGTTGTATTTCAAGAATCTCTGCGGTGGATGTCTCTGCTTGCGCAAAATGCGTCTTTAGATTATCCAAAATACTCTGATTTGAAATTTGAATGGCTGCAAACCTACCGTTCAATTCATCGCCTTTGTCTGCTGACATAGCTGTGAATGATGTTGTTTGGCTTCCACTCGAAGAACCACTCTTGCTCCATCCATAGATGTCTTGAAGATTCTTCGCTTCATTACGAGCTTTCTCAACAATCTGCATATAGCTTTCTTGCAATTTGCTCACCTCACCAACAGAAATGTTTCCGTCTTCATTGGATTTGGCAAATTCATCGTACCATTCTTCAAGCATATCTTTGTATTTCTCGCCAAGTTTTGTTTGAATTACTGCATTTTTGAGATAGTTGGTGAAGTTATCAGCAAAATCTCTTGTACTGTTATCCATATTGGAAATTAGCTTGGTGAAGTCATTGTAAACGCTGTCAAATGAGGTGGCGGTTAATTGCTGTTGCAATTTGTCAAGAGTGTCTTCTGCGGTATCTCCAAGACTGATAATCTTGTTGTAATAGTCGCGTGTCTCAGTATCTAATTTAGACCAAAAATCTGCATCTGACATCTTCACCTTTTCCAACTCTTCGGCAGTAAGGCTCTGCAAATCTTGAACTGAGCTAATCGTTTTGCCAACGGCCCTTGATACATTCGTCCAATTATCCTGCGTCATCCAAGAGTTTTGTCTGTAATTGATAGAGTGGCTTCCTGCACTTGCGCCGCTCTCTCCGCGCACCTTAATAAGATTGCGCAAAGCCTGCTCGTCAGCCTTAACTATTGACATAACATCGTCATAGGCGTTTTTCGCTTCGATTCCATACGACAAATTAATGTACTCTGTCTTCTTGCTAATCAGCTCGTCCCAGATGGATGATATTTTTTGGTATTCTGCTTTTAATTTATTATAGCTTGAATAATCCGCGCCAAAGCCAAGCATCTTTCCGATGCCTTCAAATGTATGTGCAACACCAGTGATTGTGCCAGCAACAGCACTGACGGCCAATGCAACATCGTTGATTGGATTCGTAAGGCTGAGCAAATCTCCCAAGTTTGTAATATCAATATCTTTGAATGATTCGGCAAATTCAGATAGGCCCTTTGTAAATTCTTCAAATCCCTCATTGAATGAATCTGAATATTTTACACCGAATGCGCCAAGCATATTTTTAACGCTCTTGAATGCTTTAGCAACACCGCTGATGGTTGCAGAAACACGAGCCTGCGCCTCTGCTGCCGCATATTGTGCCTTAATGTATTCCTTAGTTGATTCAGCTGCTTCTTTTAAAGCATCACCGAAGGATTTATTGTAAGAGTTTTTTTGCTCTTTTAATTCCTCCTGTTGCTTGACATCGCCTTTGGCAACTGCCTCTTGGTAAGCCTTATAGATATTCTTTCCGTTAACGGTGAAGCCTTCTAAAGTTGCTTGCCTTGCATATTTGGTAGCCCTTGCATCAGAAAGTTTTCTTAATGATGCCCCAAAGGTATCATATTGCGACCTTGCCGACTGAACTTCTTTTAATTTCTCAGTTATCTCCTTAATGCTTTCAACGCTAAGATTTTTTCCGTTTCTGATGATGGATTGCAATTTAGTCTCCATCTCGTCCAGCATTGTTTTTGTCATCTTTGAAAGGTCGCCAAAAACGGCCTCCCAGTCAAGATTTTTCTTCATTTGGTCGAAAGTCAGCTCCTGCAACGATTTTTCGTATTCTTTTTTGCTTTTCTTGTAGACAGGAGAGTTTTGGTCAAGGCCAGAAGATTCCATCGCAAACTTATCTTCCAGTGCCTTCCGCTTTTCCAAGAATGTGCCATAGGAGGATAGATAATCATTCCATTCCTGCCTGTAGCTCTCTGTGTCTGAAAGCTGCCGTTTGGCATCATCCAAGGATTTTTGGATTTCCATCTTACGTTCGCCTTGCGCTGTCTTCAATTGCTTTTCCAAAAACTCTATATCGTTTTTTAGCTCCTTGATTTTGTTTGCCCTATCTCTTTGAGTTTTGTAATACTTATCAAGTATCTTATTTACAGCATCCTCTTCGCTTTTTGCAGCATTGGCAGATATTGCTTTCGCCATAGCTTCATAGTCGATTCTTATTTTTGGCTGAGTTTTCAAAACATATTCTTCCCATTGTTTAAGATTCCACCTTCCCTTGTCTGTCTTTTCCCATGTGGATTCATTGTTTGACTTGCTCGCATTTATATGTTTGAACTTCTCCAGCTCTCTTGCTTTTTTAGCAATGTCTTGTAACCATTTGTCGTTTTCTGCCATTTGCTGGTCTCGCTGACGTTTAATACTATCCAGCTCTTTTTCTCCTTCATTTGTGATAAGTTTGTTTCTTAGGCTATAGATTTCTTTTAGTCTATCGTTGTGCTTCCGCTCAACTTCTTCAAGGTATTCGTTGATTTTTTTGCGAATTTCAGCTTGGCGTTCCGCTTGGCTTTTCCCTGTTTCGTCTGCTACTAAGTGTTCTTTTATACCTGCTTTCTTTAAAATCTCTTCGTATTCTTTTTGCTCTATTGCGGATTGTTTAGTCATATATTCGTATTCATGCAACGCAGCATCTCTTTTCGCGTATGCGTTGTTGATGAATTTTTTTTGTTCGTCTGCATCTATAATTAATTTCCCTTCCTCATCACGCATCATTCCAAAATATCCAGTTCCCATCGTTCTAAAGTCGTTTTCATATTGGTCAGTGAACATTTTGTTCTTCATATATTCTCCATATGAATCCGCTGCAACATTCGCCAAAGCTGTAGCTTTAGCCCTTGAAAGCATTGCTTTTTTAAAAGCTTCGGTTTGTTTGATAAATAAATTCTCGGCATCTGCGCTATTTTTTATTGATACGCCCCAGCTTTCAAAAGTGCTTTTGTTTTTCTTTATAAACCTATCTACAGATTCGCCTTTTTGTTTGACGTTTGAGTATTCTTTACTTAGCTTGTTAAATTGACTTATCTGCTTGCCAAGTGTTTTCATTTCGCTATCGTAACTTTGATTTAGCTTTTTGTGGGATTCATCTAACTCTTCAGCATATAATTTTTGTCTTTTTTCTTCATCTGTTAATTCGGTCATCTTGTTGTAAATATATGTAGCCGCACCAACGACAGCGCTAATTGCGGCCAACACCCAACCGATTACAGGAATTGACTTGATGGCGAGTTTGACAGCCTTCAATGCGGTAACGAATCCCCATGTTGCACCAGTCTGAGCAACGGTTGCAGCCGTCTCAACTGATTGAGTCGCAGTTTGCGCGGCAGTCGCGGCGGTATTCTTGGCCAGTTCTGCATTAACGGCTGCTAAAGCGGATGCTTTCAGCGCATCCCACATCGTTGAAATCTTAACGGCTGCTCCTAACGTTTGCTGAACACCCATAGAAATACTCATTACTGCCTGTAGCTTCGTTTGTATCTCCATGAGTTTCTTTTGGTCTTTGGTGAATAATCCTGCAACGCCCATGTACGTTGTCATTGCACCTGTCACGCCTTGAATACCTGTGGCAAGCATACCAAAGGAGTTTGAAGCAAGGCTTTTTCCAGAAACGGCAAAACTAACCTTGTTGAAGGCTGCTTGCAATTTGTTGGCCTCGTTGACAGCTCTTCCAAATTCTGCCGTGTTTTGTTTTCCAGACAAAATAAGTTCTGCAACGGCCTGCCTTGCGTTGCGCAATTGTGTACGTAGAGCAGTAGTCTTGCTTGATGCGTTGCCTGCTTCGTTTGCAAACTGAGCCATCCGTTGTTTGCTTTGCTCCAAATTTGCACTTGTTTCGGCAATCGCATTGCTAATGTTTTTTATCTTATCCCTCGTTTCGACAAGGTCTTGCGAATTATACTCCAGCCTTCTTTCTTTTGACTGCTGACCTGCTGCGGTTGATGGCTTAGTATCTTCAATTCTTGAACGCGCCTTTTTGAGACGTTCCTCTTTTTCATAGAGTGATTCTAATTGAGTATTCAGTCGTTTAAGAATTGATTCGTATGCCTTGACATCTTCCTGCGCTTCCTTGAAAGCAGAAGATGTCCCAGCCTTGGTTGTGGAATTTCCAAGATTATCAAATTCTGTTTTCGTTCGTTGTGCGGCCTCGCCTTGGGTATTAAGCCCTCTTGTGACCTCCTCCAGCTTCGCCTTTAGTTCTGTGTTCTTGCTGAGGAGTGAGTTTACTTGCTCTTGCAATTCGTTAAATTGCCCACTGGTATTCCAGACACCAATAGACGAGGAAAGAGCGCTCAACTTTTGGCCGCTTGCATCAATAACGGCAGCAAGTTCTTCAACGACTTTCTTCACAAATTGAAAGCCATCGGCCATTTCGTTTGTCGCCTTTTCGGATGCAGATTGCATTTCACGAATTTTGGCGACAAATTCATTTGCTCCTGTTTCTATGTCTTTTCCGTTTATTACCGCGGATACACTAAGCACGTCATTATTTTCTGCCATCGTTTTAGTTCATTAAGTTCATGAAAAAATTATTGCAATTGTCCTTGATTTGGCTTGCTGTCTGCAAGACTTTCCTTCCCCCCTTGCTTGTAGGTTGATTCTTGCAAGTACTTTCGCCTTCATCTTCATCAAATGGTTTTATCCCTGGAATCGCTCTGTTTAATAAGAGAATATTGATATAACTTCGCTTGAATACAACTTCATTGTACGACATTCTAAAATACTTCATCACTCCTCCAATCAATCCCCACGGGCTATCGCTTCTTTCGTATTCGTTGTCGTCTGACTGCACCCTTTTAGGAAAGTTATACTTTGCAAAAAAAAACTTGCATCAAACGAGAGTGAAGCATATTGCAACAGCTCATTGTATTTCTTCATTGTCATGCGTTTGCGGATGAATCTGCCAAATATCTTTCTCATCAGTCTGGAACGGAAAACTATAATTGGTGTGATTTCGTTTGCGTTTTTTACATCCTTGAACATTGAGAAAACTTTCTGATATGGATTAAATTCTCCTTCAATATTTATTTCTTCAATATCACCAATCTTTTCACCGATTTGCCATATCTGCGCCAAAGTCATTGGCCGAACCAAGAATGGAATCAAACCGATAAAAACAAAAATTGGTTTCTCTGTTATTGCGCCTGCTGTGCTTTTTTCTTCACTTTTATTCATAACTGCCAAATGTATTTTGTTTGTTTTCTTCCATATTTTCTTGCTTGATTTGCTTCAAAATTTCTTCTGGATTTGAAACAAGCGGATTTTGTCTTATACCTTCCTCCTGTGACATTGTTGCCTTTCCTCCTGTAGAGCTGTTTATCAATTGCAATGTCTCAGCATCATTCTTTGGAATGTACGGCGTAAATCTCGGCTTCACTCTCAACGTGTCAACCTCATTCTTTGGCATCGCTTTTATGCTCGTTGAATATCCGTTTTTAATAATATTGAAGCGTCTTGTGAACATCTCACCGAAGGTTTCAATTTTCTGCCCAGCCTTTAAATGAGGGTCGGTAAACATCAGTCTGATTGCTGCGCCACTGGTATTGTTGCCAAGTGTTTTCATGTTCTCAAAGGAGATGTCGGGGGTTTGCGTGTAGCTGAAAATAATGTTTATCAAGTTAGCTATTTCCATACGCCTGCTCTCTGGTGCGCTATTCCATGAAACGACCTTCATATCTGTTTCACTATCTCCTTGGTAAACTCGCCCTACCTCTCCCTTGTCGGCGAATCCCTTCATTCGTCCTTTGAAGAAATATGTCGGTGAGCCAAAATAGTCGTTTGTGTCGCCCCAATCCGAAATACTATTCTCTAATCGTTCAATGGTTTTTTGAACTACTTCCCATTCTGTTTCTTCCTGCCTATAATAGACAAGAGGAATTTTTGTAAATCCGTGAGGCTTTGCGCTGCGCAATGTTAATCCCGATTCGCTTTCATCGCTTGCAAATTTGTAAACCGTGGATGAAGTGTAAACATCAAAGCAATGCGTCTGCGCTCCTGTCTCATCTTTAAGGACATATTCGCGTGCAAATCCGTCCATTTTGTCGTAGTTGTCGTAATGAGGGTACAATTTATCACCATACAACGGAGAAAGCAATTTCACGCGCATTTCCTTTTCGTTGTCTTCGTTCGTGGCGATATACCATAATTCTGCACATTCACAAGCACGGAACAAGCACCTCGACAATTTCTTGTTGAAATACTCTTCTTTGTTATCTTCAAGGACATTCAATACCTCGTCAAATAATTTTGCTTGCATTTCATCGGCTTCACCCTTAATGCTGTATGTTACGGGAATCGTGAAAAGAAAGCCCACACTTCTTTCAATTATCACTCTTTGACAAGGAACAGCAACACGGCAACGGTGTCTCACTTCGCTTTTATAGACGATATTGCCATTTTCGTCTTTCTTATTTGTCGGAGTTTTAACAATCTTATCCTTTCTGTATTGCGTGTCAAAAATCAAATGACAATTAGGGTCGTACTCCCGTTCTGTAACCTCCAGCGGTTTTTTAAGTGGTTTCTTTCTCGCTGTCAGTAAGGAGTAAATCTCGTAAGGGTCTCCTACTGATAAAATTTCTTGAATGGTCTTCATTACTATATGATATTTAAAAAGTCTTGGGCATTAAATGAATTTTCGTCCTTTCCTAACAGCTTTTCAAGAACGACATAACGGACAGCATCTATACCGTGGTTAAAAGAATCTATTGGCTCATTAAGCCATTTCCCCTCTTTATTCTGCCTGTATGTATAATTCTTGAACTCCTTCTTTAAATTCACGCTGCGGTTTGTGACAAAAATCTTCATAGTCTGCATCTTGTTTATACCAGCAATAATTGAACCAGCATATTTTCTTACAGGTTTTACATCAAGCCCAGCGTTATTTAATTCGTCTATAAGTCTCGGGTCTGCGCTTTCAGATATTATTTCAACATTCGATTTGTCGCGATTATTGGCATTCTTGATTTCCTTGATTATGTCTGACGACAGCATCTTTGTCTTATAGCAAATCTCATCCAACCATAGCTCATCGCCACAAATGTACACGTCTATAATCGCCGTTGGGTCGTTCGTGTAACCGAAGTCCATTCCCCGATAATGGTGTTTTCTTTTCTCGAATGGTATAAAATCATTCTTTAATTCTACTACATTTTCAAAAATCAAGCCTTCAACTATCGCTTGCAAGCCTAAACCATAGATTCTCCAGAGTGAAGGATTCTTGTTTTTTAAACTCTCTATCTCTTGGATAACCTTATCCTCCAAGAATGGATTATCTTTATATGTTGAAATAAACCAATATGTTGATGGCTCTTGGTTAATTTCGCAAATCCAGTGGTCATCTGTAAATGAGGGATTGTAGTCAATAATTGAAAAATCAGTGGTTCTCATTTGAAGTTGCTGCCATTGCAAGAAATCTAATTCATTTGCTTCATTGACAAAAAGAATCATTCTCTTTGAACCTCTGATTTTTTGCTCGTTATCTGTTGAAAAAAATTCTATCGTTGAGCCATTTGGAAACGTATAAACCAAATCCGATTTGTTCATCTGTTTGTCGTTCCAAATGTTCAACGATAGCATTATTTCTTTGAAATCTCTGTAGACAGAACGTTTTAATGACGGAAGTCCAGCACGAACAATTGACACGGTCGTTTTGGGATGCAACGAACAATAAATACAGAGGAATTGTACAATAGAATAAGTTTTTGCTGAACGTGAAGAACCTTGCAGAGAGACAGTTGTAAATCCCTGCTCTTTTGCGAATTTTACTCTCGCATAGTTCTTCGTTACATAAACATTATTACTCATCGTAGCCAGTCTCTTGCTCTTGTTGCTCTTTTTCTTTTCGCTCCTTCTCCGACTGCACTTCTTCTTGAATCTTTTTGAAGTCGTCTGGGTTAGAAACGAAATTCAAAACAAACGCCTCCTTGCTAATGTCTGAGCCATTTGTCGTTATGTCAATTTGTTTCTTACTCTCGCCAAATTGTCTGTCTCTTAGCTTGTCAATAGTTTTGGTTACTCCATTCTTTATGTCCGATATGATTGCGATTGCTAAATTTCTCGGGTAGATTGGCGCGTCCTCCCATTTTACCAGTTTTTTTAATTGAGGCGCTGCCAGCGACAGAACGGCCTTTTCCCATTCGTCTATTTCTATGTTAGACAGATTATAAAACTTCCTCGCCTTCACCTTGGAGCAAAATATATTTTCGAGCTGTTTTGGAACTCTGTTTGGTGGTCTCCCTTTCGGATTACCGCTCTGTCCCTTTTTAAACTGATATTTCTCTATGTCTTTTGCTGCCATTTTTTATATGTATTCCGTGCTGATAATTTTAATTTTTCGAACTGTTTCCTATCTTTTGTTAGGAACTCTTTTTGCTGTCATTTATGTTGCCGATTTTCACCGCCTTTTCGCCTGTTAGCTCTTCCCAGCGTTTGATTATTGTATCTACGTAGTTAGGACTAAACTCAACCATGTAGCATCTTCTTCCGAGCTGCTCCGCTGCAATAAGCGTTGTGCCGCTCCCCCCGAACGTGTCAAGAACTATTTCGCCCTTTCTGCTGCTGTTCCTTATACATCTTGCAATAAGTTTTACAGGCTTCATTGTTGGATGAAGTTCAGAACGTTTCGGTTTGTCTTCGCGGATTACAGAGGTCGTTATTTTTTTCTTCCGCAATAGCTTCTTTGTAAGTCTTCACTAATTCTTGAAGTTCCGCCTTTGACGCTTTTTCGGGGTCTATTTCGTTAAGTTTTTCAATGATTGTGGAAAGGTCTCTGCGTGAAGTGAAATAGTGTGTGCCTCCGTCTTTCCAGCCATACAGACACGGTTCATGTATCCATTGATAATCTAGTCTTCCTAACACGATTTGGCTTTTGACCCAAATCAAGCACAGCTTTAATGTTAGAAGACCTGTTTCTTTAAGCTCATTCCTAAATATACTTCCGTTGCTATCAGCGTGCCAAATATAAAATGCCCCTCCTTTTTTCAAGTATGTGCAAAAATTATTATATACAGCTTTGATGAACATTCGGAAGTCTTCTTCTTTTAGCTTGTCGTTTTCGATGCTCTTTTGTTTTAAGTCTTTGCATTTACCTTTATATGCAACGTTATAAGGAGGGTCGGTCACAATTAAGTCAACGAGGCTATCTCCGCACAGATATTTGTAGTATTCCTCTTTTGTCGCGTCACCGCAAAGGAGTTTGTGGTTGCCGAGCTTGAAGAGGTCACCGAGTTGCGTTGTCGTGCTTTCTTCCGTGTTCTCGTCAGCATCGTAGTTATCTTCTTTCGCCTCCTGCTCATCGTCACTCTCCGAGTTTGCTTCCATTTCGTCCAAAAAAACTCGTATCCAAGCCAAAGTTTTGCAGTTCTTCCAAGTCCCATTCATTTGTGAGCAAATCCCAATCATTATCACCGAACGCGATATTGTCTTTTTGGATGTATGCCCGCAATTTCTTTGCGCTCGTGCCCGTTGGCAATACTTTTACAGGAGCATCTTTGAAGCCAAGCTCTTTCATGGCCCTGTAACGCATATTGCCAAGAATAACGACAAGTTCTCCGTTATTATCGTATGCAACAATTTCGCGTAATTGAAGCATTTCTGGGTCATCTTCAATACTTCTTTTAAGTGCTTCATAACGCTCATCTTTGATAAAACGAGGATTCTTAGGTACATCCTTAATTTGTCCCGTATTAAGGTGCAAATCCGAAATCTTTATTATTTTCGCCTGCATTTTTATTGCTGTCATAATGTGTTATAATTGCTATTCTTTATGTAATTTCTTTTTTGCTTTCATTAATATGGTTTTAAAATGAAAGCTCACCGCCCATCTTTTTTTTTGCTATTCGATAAAGTCTTTTGATTCGCCCTCTTCATACGCTTGCCCCTTTCTTTGGCAGGCGTGTTCCCCTTTATCTTTGTTTTGTCCTTTTTCTTTTCACTACCACTTGCCATAAGCCTATTTGTGTTTACAACATTCCACAATTTATTTCCTCTTATTGGTTTTCTTATCGTTGAGTATTCATCGATAATCTTGCTGTAAAACTCATCGTAGAAATCATACAGCTGCTCATTTTCTTCAATTGTGATTTGTTCCACATTTGCTGATGAACGCAGATTTGCACTTCCATGAATTACGATTTTCCTTCCATCTTCTGTCAGAATCTGACAAGTCTTTGTGTGAACGCCAGCAACAGCAAGCTGGAATTTATTATCAATATCAAGATTCCTATAAATGTAAGGAATCAAAACACGTATTTCATTTGAGTAGAAATATGCACTAACAATCAAAGATAAATCTTCACACCATCCATATTCCAGAAGATTCTTAAAACTGTCAATATTATTTTGACTTAATGACAAGGTGGAAACAACCATTTTCTTAGCTATTATATCCTTGTTCGTCAGAAATGCTTCAATAAAATCTCCAAAGATGAAATTACCACTAATAAAAGCATCATAGCGAAAGCCCTTGCTAATATCAATTTCCTTTGCCAGTTTTTCAGCATTGCTATAGAGAATTTGGCTTTCTTTTATCGGTTTAAGCGTTGGCCTGACATATCGCGTTTCGATTTGGTCGCCTCCGTCAAAATCCACTTCAAACAAGCTGGAATCTATGTCGCCAATATCAAAACCAACATCGCCGAAATTTAAATCGCCTTTTATGTCAAAATCCTCGTTCATACCTCATTTATTTTAATTTTCATGATATACAGCATAAGTTTTCGTTTGATGATGTATTCGTGATTTTTTCGCGTTATCTCACTCTTCACATCTTCAACAATTAATTTACCGTTTTTCCGATAACAGAAGTCTGCTCTATAAGAACATTCACGCTCAACAACCCTTCCATACACGTCTCTTTGCGAGGGAATAAGAGTAAATTTCTTTTGCCTTGTCAATTCACTTATTATACCTTTCTTTTGAGCCGTAGAAAGATAAAGAAAGCGTCTGTACTCCTTGATGGAATCAAAAGTACCATACGCATTCTTTATCTTCTTGTTCCTGTATTTGTTGGTTGTCAACGCCATTTGCTAAATATCTAATTAATACGCAAATATAATAATTAGATACAATATATCAAAGTTATTGGCAGTCTTTTTGTAGACCATTTTCAATAAACATTTCAATATTCTCCAGTCGTTTCCTCTCCTCCTTAACCAAATCAATATTCTCCTCCAAATACTGCTTGATTAATCGTGATGTGGTCTTTAAAATTTCCTCCTTGTGGCAGTCAATCGCCTTAACCATAAATTCTTCTACCAGCGAATCATCTTTAAACCTCAACCATTCTTCCTTGATTGGTTCTCCTTGCTCGTTGACCTTATTCAATACAAGGTAAGATTTCAGTTGAATGGTGAAAGGGTGCATACAATTCGCATTGACTTCTGTATTGTTGAATCCGTAGTAATTGGATTTATATACGACAGAACGATATTTTTTGCTATTTTTGTCAACAGCCTCATCTAACATTCTCGCGGCTTTGTAGAGATTCTTGTAGTCTGTAATATCCATGATTATTAGGGTTTAACTTGTTATTTCTTAATCAGGTTGAAGTCGGCCCAAAGACTGGTGAATTGTTGGCCGCAATACGTGGCGAGAGCTTCGCTCTTAAAGCAAAGGCGAGAATCGAAGACCGCACCAGAACCCGAGGGGGCGTCAAACGAGGTCGAAAAAGCGAAGCCCGCCCAGTCTCCTGAATAGTCGCCTGTTGATATGAGGTGTCGGTCGGCTTTCCACTCGTCACTCTTCTCTGACAGTTCTTCTTCCGTCCATAGCGTGAACCAAGGATACCAACGTTCCTCGTCTTCTGTGAACTGAGGCTTCCAACCCTCATTCAGGGCGGCGGCGATGATGCGGAGCTTCAAGTATGTAAAAATGTCGTGACCGTCACTTGTAAAATCTGCGTTTTCCTCAATCACACGATACTGCTCTACGAAATGGTTGTCTTCTCCCAACTCACGGCATGCGTCCTCAAAGGTCTTCACACGTTCTGTAATCGGGCGATTTGCGGCTGTCTGTGCCTCTGTCTCATTCAATTCGGGTAAGAGAGCGAGAAGAACTTTTTTGACGCTCTCATCGGCTGTTTTCAAAGCAGCCTTTGCGTTTTCAATCTTGATTTCCATAAATGCTGTTATTTTTTAGTTGTTGTCTTTGATGTCTTCTTTTGGGGTTCGGCAGCGGGCTGTTTTATTTCGCCCGTTTCAGGGTCAACACCCTCAGGAACTTGTGCGCCCGTTGCCTGAGCGATAGCAGCGGCGGCTCTGTCTTGTGCGTTGTTTGTCTTCTTCACTGCGTCAGCCTGTTTCTTGGCTTCAATGGCGGGCTTCACGAAACACTCTTCAACGGTTGTCGTTCCCTCCTTGATTGCGTTGGCTGTCGCTCTGAGTTCGAAGATTTTCTGTTTGTCAATCTCCTGAACGCTCTTCACGCCGAGGTAGAAGAAAAGCTGCTCCTCCTTAACGCCCAGTTTGGCGAAATACTGAATGACGTTCTGACGGCTTGTTTCAAGGTCAATAGACTGACCGAGCGCAACCTTTTTCACGTTATTGATGATGCGCTTTGTGACAGCCTTTGGGATAACCGTCAGTACGGCGTTTCTCAGGGCGATAGAAGCGGCGGCGTTGCCCGTCACAACTTGCATATCCTGACTGAACGTGTAGCCTTTCTTTGTGACGATACTTCTCTTGACCTCTTTGCAGACCGCAACGTTGGTTTCAAGGTCGTGACAAACAGCCTGAGCCGTTATCATACGCCCGTCATTGCCGATGATGCGGGTCGCGACCCTGAGGTTCGTCCATGCGTTGGCGATAATCTCAGCCATGCGAACTGAAAGACCCTCAATGACGCTGTCGTTGCCGTCCTTGTCTTTGCGTCTCAGAACGTAGAAACAGTCTTCGGCGGTCTCTTGATCCATAGTCGCGAGCGTCTCAATGGTGTTCAAAACTCTGTTGATGTCACGGGGGTAGGCGTGTGCCGTGGCAACCTGTGCGTCAATGTCAGCTCGGTTGAGAGCTTGGAGCATATCAGCCTGTTTTACTTCGATGATTTCTTCCATTTTGTTTGTTATTTTATGCCCTCTTTATGCTTCGGGCGTTGCTTTATTTCTTCGGGCTTAAAAAATATCTTGCGTATCTGACCGTGAGACCCGTCACACGGCTGACGCTTTTCTCCATTGGCTTCTTGATGTTCAGACCCTCTTTTTTGAGGTCACTGAGGCGATAACAGCCAAAGTCCCTCAGGGCTTCAAGGGGTGTTATAGAACCGCCTGAAAGAAGACGTTCTCGGATAAGCCTCAGGTGGCTGTTTATTCTCTCTCCCATAGACTTTATCTTTTGTGGGTTGAACAATATGTTGCTGCCTTGCAGTTTAACTCTTTCTCCGTCTGAACTCTGTTGTCGCACATCCATGCTTCAAGGTCAGACTTTTTGAAATAAAGTTTGCGGTTCTTTTTGAAGTGCGGTATCTGTCGCCCTGATGTCAGGCGATAGAGGTGTCCCGTGCTGAACCCCGTGAACAGGGCAGCTTCGTTCAGGTCAAGAACCGTCTTTGCGCTTATCAGAGCCAACTCGCCGATACGGTCGAGCTTCTCGTTCATTTCTTCAAGTGTTACGCTCATAAGTCAATCGTCCCATTCGGGTTCATAAAGTTCATAATCCTCAACCTCGCCCGTTCCGTCACAGACAGAACACGTTTCTTTTTCGCCCTGGCAATAGCGCAGCCCTTTCTCAATGGCTTCGGTCTCGTCAGCGGGCAGAGCGTTGAACTCTTTCTCTGTCACTTCTGTTTCTCTGTCCTCTTCAAGGTCGTAGCGATACCATACATAGCCCTGACCCTGACAGGCAGCACACTCAATCATTCGTGGCTCGGGAGAACAGACGGGGCAGTTGGGGTGTCCGTGACATACTTCACACATACGCTATTCCTCCTCGTCAATCAGTTTTGAGAGGTCAGGCAAGAACCCCTTTTCATTCAACCTTGCGAAACAGAAACCTGTCACAAGTGTGCTTGCCAACGCCCCCGCTTTCATAAAGAAAAACTGAATGAGGGTCAAAGGGTTCTTCGGGTCTTCCTCGCCGATGAGAACGATGAAAGAGAACGTGAACCATGTGGCGAGGGCGATTAACAACGCCCATTTGAAAACCTTAGATTTCTTCATCTTCTTTTTGCTTTAATGCTGTTAAACCGAGCTTGATTACCTCCTGATACTTTGTCAGAAGCCTAATCAGGCGTTTGTTCTCACTTCTGTACATTCTGTTAGCGTCTTCAAGAGCCTTGATGTACTTTGCGTCTGAACGCCCCTCACGCTTGACTGAGGTCTCAACGTCCATTTTGGCGAGTTCAGGGAAAAAGTCTTTGTCGTCTGTTGAGAGCGTCACAGACTTCTCACGCCGCTTCACGGTCTCTACTTGACCGTTCTCACGCTGCGCTCGGCGTTCCCAATATGCCTCCACGTACTTCTTGTTGTACTGATACTTCGCCTTGTTTGCTTCTTTGCTTGCCATACGCTTACACCTCCTCCGTTTTCAGGCTTTCTTCAACACGTTTCAGGATAACGTAAATCGTCCCCATGCTGTGAACGTTGTACTTGCCCATGAGGTGCTGAATGACCATCATTTTGCTCTGACCCTTGACCGCCATCAGGCTGTTGTAGTCATCGTAAATTGCCCTGTCACGTGCTTCACGCTCTTTTTGGCAATCCGTTTTGAAAATCATTTCTGCCATAATTCTTGTTAAAATTTCGATTTTACTTATCAGTTTATTTCCGATTTTAATTCTTATTTCGTATCTTTGTGCGGTTATTTAACCGTAACTGTGTGCAAATATAAACTAAGTTTCGCTTTTAGAAGAATTTTCCGAAAGAAAATTGCGATTTTTAACTTTAATTAAGCGTATGACGGAGATACAGAGAATAAGAAAAGCCATTAATTGGCTGCTCTACAAAGGCGTAGCAGAAAACGACCGAGAACTCTCTGAGATAATGGGTTACACAAAGTCTTCATTCTCTCAGATTGTGAACGGGCGTGTGCCTTTATCAGACAAGTTTGCAAAGAAACTCTGCCGACTTGATGAAAATATAAACGAAGTTTGGATTTTGACAGGCGAGGGAGAAATGTTCAAGAATGAGCCTGAAACTAACCTGAACAGTGAAAACGGCGTGACAATTCAGAAAGACGTGTGGGCTGTTCTTCAACAACAGGCACAGAGCCTTGCATCAAAGGACAGGCAAATTGATGAACTGATGAACCTTTTGAAAGAGCAGATCGCCGAGAATAAAAAAGCGGTTGCCCGTCAGGAAGACAATGCCTCCTCTGCCGCTGCCGTGTAGTCAAGTTCTGTGGGGTTGAACAGAAAATACCAAAATATTAAAGAGGTCAAAAGATATGAACGAAAGATTAGAAGAAATAATCAGATATAAGACAGGTGGAAAGAAAATACCGTTTGCCGAGCTTATGGGGTGGTCGCCACAATATCTGTCAAAGATGTTGAGAGGCGAGAATTTCGGTGTGCAGCCAATTCTGACTGTTCTTGAAAAACTGCCTGAGATAAACGCCCGTTGGTTTCTCTTCGGCACGGGAGAAATGCTTGAAATCGGCAAACTGTTCTCTCTTCAACGTGAGACGATGAACCACATTCAGGCTCTTTTAGACCTTGACAAGTATATACCTTATATGTCAGGAGAAGAGGTCAGAGAGTTTGAAAACGCCGTCAGAGAGGGAAGAAAACCCGTGTTCACGCCTGACGCAGAGAGTCGTTGGCAAGAACGCATGACAGAGCGTGAGAAAGAAATAAATGAAAGGTTCAGAGCCGCTAACTTAATATCAGAAGAACAATGCAGACAGAAGACAGCCAAAAGGTAATAAAGCGTTTCTTTGAGGCTCTGCGCTATCTCAAAGATGAAAAGATAATCAGGGGAAAACAGACGTTCACACGGGCGCATGAAATAAACCGTTGGAACATGAACACGTTAGAGAAAGACCCCTCACGGGACATCTTTCAGGCGGCGTGGCTCACATACCTTGTCAATGACTACGGCGTTTCAGCCACATGGCTCTTGACAGGGCGAGGAGATATACTTTTATATAAGAAAGACAAAAGCGGCACAGAGGGGAAAAAATAACCCTTTGCGCCGCTCTATGTCATTTATCCCCGTCAGGCTTTTCAGTCAGGGGAGGGAGTATAGTCGGTATGTTTGAAACAGCCGCCTGTTTGTTCTTGTCAAGAACCTTGGCGTATATCTGAGTTGTGTTCAGTTCACGATGTCCCAACAATTTTGAGACTGTGTAAATGTCCGTTCCGAGGTCAAGCATCATGACCGCAAACGTATGACGGGAGACATGCACAATTTAAGCAAAAGCAACGGAAAGTGAAGATGAGAGAAATGAACTGCAAGTGGTTGAGAATGAGCAATATTT